TTTTGAGATTACCAGGACCATTGTTATTAAACACTGCACCGGTAGCGTTGGTAGTCTGTTCAGAAAGATTTCCAGTTGTAAGATAAGGACCAAGAGTTATAAATCCAGCTGGGTTAACACTAGCTGGTTTCTTATTAAACAACACTGATGCAGCATCAAGAATCTTACCAATGGTAAAGAAATTCATTTCAGTACCGGGAAGAGGTCTAGCATCCATTTGACCGCCAGTAACATTACCCGAAACATATTCAACCAATTGATTAAACATGGTACGAACGGGAGGTAAGTTAACTGTACCGCCAACAACAGCGATTTGACCTGTAGCACCTAAAATATTCCCTCCATTAGTACCAGAAATAATAGTTGCTCGATCAGTACCAGAATTGAGAATAGCAGAACAAATATAGCCACCATAAATCTGTTTATAGTGGCCATTACCAGATCTGCTTTCCATTACTTTCTCGACTTTCTCATAAAACTGTCGAGAAATCTTCACTTTCTTTTCATGCTTCAATTTGGTTTTACCACGCACTACCATGGAACTACGTCCAACCAATTTGTTCTCTGCAACTGAAATTGGTCCTCCCATTGATTTTTTTGGGGCAACCTTCTTCCGCTTGGAAGCTTCTTCTTGAGCGAGTCTTTCATCCAACTGTTTAGTCCTAACCTTTTGTCTTCTTCTCTCTTGAAAATCTTGCCAAAAGTTATAAGTATCGCCGTAGTCAAAGCCATCATTATATGATTGACTTAAACTTCCACCGTTATACGGTACAATTGGCATATTTTATTCGGTCAAGTAAGTGATAGCCGCGAGGCCGCTAAAAATAATGGATTGCGCGATTGCGGGCCGCAAGTCTACCCGGGTGTTCTTGGTGACAGTTCGTCCGGGGTTTGTGGCCCGCTCCCTCCCTTTGGGGGGCCCCTCCCCCACCCCAGCCTCAAAATTATAAGTTTAAATTTTTTATTAAGTTTAACCACTACCGACGGGTTCGAGTTCGACTGACGGTGGGTCTCCGAACCCGATTCGCTCGCCTGATAGGACCAGTACGAGTACGGCGATTGCGGTTGCGAGGTTGAGTAGTGCGGCGACTAAATCTTTGAACACGAGCATAAGGCATTTAAAAAATTACTAAGTTTTTATTAAGGGAAGTGGACCACGGTTAAACGGCGTAATAAGGCTTCGGTAGTGGCTGAGTCCAACTCTGGGTACCAAAGAACGGGTTCCACGTTTGAAGTGATCCAGATTGACTTGGCTGCAAGAGGCCGGGATGATCCTTTGATCTCCACACGGACCGGATAACGATCAAACCATCGTAAGAGGTGCGCCACATCAATTCCTAGACTTAATCCGGCTAAATACCTCCACGAAATTCATCAATAACAACATGTTCTTGATCTTGGTAGCCGTCCCAGAACTTGGATCTTGGACACTTAGAGTAAGCGCCCACTCCCGCTTCATCCCAAGCACGTCGAGATTTTCCAGTTCCCGTACTACCCCAAAATACATGAACTCTTCTTTCAATACCCACAGGTTGTGAATGGTCTGAGCGGATTGCTCGTAAGGCGTGATAAGACACCACTCGGATATTTGCAGGTACGGCATCGAGAGTTCCGGACTTGGCGGCGGTCCATACCGATTCCCAATCGGTCTTGGAGTTCCGTTGTATCGGCTTGGACCCAAGTTCAAAGGGCTCACCGACTCTGGACTCTTCCTTGTGGCAGTAAGCTGAGGCGGCATCGGAACGGGAGAGTTCTCCATGGCAGGTTCTTCCAAACACTCCTTTAACTGCGGCAAGAGAGACCTTCTTGCTGAACGCCACGCAAAGCTGGTAGTGTCTGTAAGCTGTATCGGCTCCTTGCTCTTTCTGGCCTTTTGCCCATACAATTTCGGCGGGCAGTTCTCCTTGTTCGAGTCTAGAGCACACATCATTGGGGTCGGGGACAGTGAGCAGCCAGAATATTCCTTGTCGTCTTGGAGGGCCATAAGGGAGAGAGCATCGTTCATCATCTTCGGAGTCTGACAGAGAGAAGTCGCTTGCCATGGAGAAGTCATTTCAGATGACTTTTTGGAGGGGGGGATTTGGCTCTTTATATAGTCAACTCGGCGGTATGACGCAATAGTGCATGGTCAACCTGCTGACCATCTTACCCCCCCAGTTTGGTTTTACCCGACTTAACATTTAGCCATCCTTATTTCTTAACTGCGGAGTCAAGCTCCGCAAATAAGGCTGGTTAAGGCTTATGTAATCGTCGGGCGGCGGGCGGTGAGAACCGTAATGAGAATTGAGAACCGCGATAGTAAGTAATACTTAGGCCTCGGTTCTCACTCGAGGCCTGGTGCTTACTATCGCGGTCTCAATTCTCATTACTTTATTAACGGGTGGCAGAACCTGGAGTAACAGTGGTTTCTTGAATAACAGTAATTTGACCAGATGTGGAATTGTTTTGACCACAACGATTCCAAATTACTTTTTTATCCTTATTCAAGTTCAACAATTGGGTGGTTCCAGCAGCACCATTATTAGTAATCATACCAGCAATTTCAGGTACCTGAATATTGTAAACTTCAGTAACTTCAATAGCAACTGGATTACTAAGAGTCCACTGATCGGCAACACTACCGGCATTAACATATTTACCGCCTGGATTGCCGACATTACGGTAAACTTGATCTGCAGTAACAGCAAAAATGCAACCAACCGACCAATCCTTTAACATTCTCGTTTTAGAAATTTGATCAGACAAAAGTTTTGAAAAATCCAAAGTTCCACTTGGACCCATAATAGAATGATTACAAGTTTCTTGTGGATGAAGAATCATAGTTCTTTTCTTCCCCTTATACTTGAACCCATATTCATTATAAAAAGTCATGAATTCAAAATTAGGATCCATATAAGCTGAAGGTTCTTGAACAAAATTGAGAGTTCCTTGACCGTACACCAATTCAGTATCAACAGTACTGGCTTGAAATTGGGCATCAGCTGCTTCCAAAGAAGTTAAAGGAGATGTATCCTGAAATTTAAGAGTAGGGACCAATTCCCAGATTTCGATAGTAAGAATTCTATCAGATAAATTTTTCATCTTGAAGGAAACATGACTTGACTTCACTTCAATTTTGAGATTACCAGGACCATTGTTATTAAACACTGCACCGGTAGCGTTGGTAGTCTGTTCAGAAAGATTTCCAGTTGTAAGATAAGGACCAAGAGTTATAAATCCAGCTGGGTTAACACT